ACTCGTGCCAGAGGCCCATGCCGTCGCGGATGACCAGTCGGTCGGTCTTGCTTAGCTCCTGAGTTGTCTTGATGGTCAGCGAGTGCTCGCCGTTGATCTCCTCGGTGCTCTTTAGCTCCACGATCTGTGAGGGGTCGATGTCGCAGACGTAGCTGTCCTGGTAGTCGTAGACGATCACCCTGAGCATCTGCCCGTCCGCCATGTCATGCCCACCTTTCGGTGAATCTCAGCGTCCCCTGCGCCCTGGCCCCGTAGGAGCGGAGCAGGTGCGGGCCGGGTTCGAGCCACACCCACTCGTCCTGCGGTGGCAGCGCGTAGACCTCGCCGCCCATGGTCGCCACCCTCTTCTCGGCGTCGAGCGTCATGGCGGCACTGCCCGTGAGCGTCGCGGTGTAGGCATCGTCGCCGTCAACCGCGAAGCGCCATGCACCGCTGCCAGTTAGGGACAGGTCGAGCAGCACGGGGGTCGGCTTCGTGCCGCCGACCATCACGCGCTGCGACCCGGTGTTTGATTCGATGTCGAGCGTCATGGCCTGCGTCTCGCCGTACAGCCACGGGTCGCAGGTGAACTCGACCTCGAAGGACTCGGCTCCTACGTAGCGCATGCCGTCCGCCCCGGAGGTCGGAAGGGCCATGTAGTAGAGGCCCCCGTCCTCGGAGATGTAGAGCGGCCTCGGGCTGTCCACGTCGAGCCACGCGGCGAGCTGCCGTGCCGCCTGCGCCCTCTCGGAGGGGTCCTGGCTGCGCACCGTCATGGTCAGCCTGAGAGTGCGCACATCGTCCACGACGCCAGCGAAGATTGCCCCGTCAGCGCCGGGGACGCTCACCCACTCTGCCCTGCGCGGGAGCAGCGGCCTTTGCAGGTTGCCCACGACGTAGAGGTCCGTCAGCGGGTGGCCGTCGAAGTGGACCCTCGTCCTCACGCTCATGCCGCCGCTCCCATCTGCCTGAGAATCTTTTCGGACAGGCTGTCCGCTATGCGGTCGATGTCCTCGTCATCGCGGACGTTGAACTCGTTGCCCGTGATGATGATCTGCGGGCCAGCCGCGCCCATCTGGGCGCTGATGCCGCGCGCTATCTCACCGTAGGAGCGTGCGTTCATGGGCAGCGCCGCCTCCTTGCCCGCCTCGCCGATGCCGATGATTGCGGGGGCGTCGAAGATTCCGCCCTTGCCGTACCAGCTGATCGAGAAGGACGGAGGCCCCATCGTCAGCCAGTCGAGCGGGTTCGCCGAGCCGCTGACGGAGAAGTGCGGCAGCGGGATGTGCGGCCAGCTGATGTTGAAGTCGAACAGGCCCTTTATGGCGTTGATGGCGGTGCTGATGGCTTCCTTGGCGGCGTTGATCTTGTCGCTGATGGTCGACCTGACGCTCTCCATGACGGTCGTTACCGTGGTGGAGATGGTGTTCCATACGTTGCTTGCCGTGGTGGAGATGGTGCTCCATGTCGTGTCCCACCACTGGCGCAGCTCGCCGCCCTTGCTCATGACCCAGCCGATGAGGTTGCCCCAGGCGTTCGAGACGTTCGTCTTGATGTTGTTCCAGACGTTCGTCACCGAGTCCGAGGCTTCCTTCCAGCTCTTGTCCCACCAGGCGCGGAACTCGCCGCCCTTGGCGAGGATGCCTGCGACGATGCCGCCGAACCAGTCGGGGATGCCGCCGACCCACGTCTTGAACGACTCCCACTCCTGCTGGAGCACTCCGAGCATCGTGGCGGCGTCCTCTTGCAGGCCAGTCCACAGATCGCTCAGGGCCGTGCAGAAGTCTGACCATATCTGCCTGCCCGTCTCGGTCTGCGTGAAGAAGCCGTAGAGGGCCATCACGGCCCCCGCTATGGCCCCCACGAGGGCGATGAATGGGTTGGCCGCTATCGCCGCGAAGAGTGGCACGAGGATGCCTTGGAAGTTGGCCAGCCACGTCCCGAAGTTGAACGCGAGCAGCGCCCCCACGGCCCCGACGATGCCATAGATGGCCGACGTCACGGCCTCGCCGTGGTCGGCCAGCCATTGCAGAGCGCCGTCCGTCAGCTCGATGAAGGCGTCCGCGTACCTCTTGAGTCCGTCAGGCCCGCCGTCGTTCCACAGGCCAGCTATGGCGTCGCCGATGTAGCCGAGCACCTTGGCCGCGTTCTGCATGATGGAGGTGTCCGCTATCTTGTCGCGCAGGTAGCCTATGCCGTCAGCGACCTTCGTCATGGCGTCTCGGATGCCGTAGCTTATGTCGTTGATGGGCTTGGAGATGTTCTCTCGGCCTATGGCGTCGAAGATGGACGCCCATCCCTGCCCGATGCGGTTCGGCAGGTTGGTCAGCGCGGTGCCGATGCCGTCCACGTTGGCGCGCGCCTGGTCTGCGAACGACGCCACCGCGCCGCTGCCCTCGGTGTCGAGCTTCACGATCGCGGCGAGGAAGTCGTTCCAGCTGATCTCGCCATTGTTCAGCGCCTCCCGCAGGTCCTCAGCCGACGCGCTCTGGCCTATAAGCTCTCGTGCCACCATGTTGAGCTGAGCGGGCATGACGGATTGCAGGCTCATCCACTGGGCCGAGGTCGCGTTGCCCTTGCCGAGCACGCGGTTGAAGACTCCCATGGCCTGCGTCATCTCGCCTGCGGACGCGCCGTTGGCGAGCATCATGTCGTTGAAGCCGAGCGCGGCCCGCGTCGCCAGGTCGAGGTCGCCCGTCGAGTCTGCGATGGACTGGGTGAGGGTGACCATGTCCTGCGTGGTGGTCGGCAGGCCGTCGAGGTGCTTCATGATGAGCTGCACCGAATCGTCGGCCTCCTGAGTGCTGTAGCCGAGCGCTTCCATGACCCTCGGGTAGTTCTTGAGGGTGTCGATGCGCTGGATGCCGACGCCGATGCCGTTCATGAGCTGGCTACCGAGCGTGCTGGCGAGGTTGCCGACCATGGTGCCGAGGGCGCTGCCCTTGAGCACGTCCATGAAGTTGCTCGAGAACTTCTCGGCTGACTTGGTCCCCTCGTCGCCCATGGCGCTCTTGACGGCACCCGTGAACTTGTTCATGGAGGGCATGATCGTGATGTAGTAGGTTCCGAGTTCTGCCACGATTCACCTCCTAAATGTCGATGTTGAAGGCGCTCGCCACGGCCATCGCGTCCACCTCGGCGCGCTCACGTGCGGCCTCGACGCTCTCCATCTCGCCCGGGAGCGATATCGGCTGAGGCTCGTTCACGTTGTTCTTTGCGTCCTTGGTGTGCGCCCATGCCCACGAGCGCTGGTTTAGCTCGATCTGCCGCAGGAGCCGCTCTACGGTGCCGTTGGCGGCTGACGGCTCCATGGCGCAGAACGTCCTCGAGCTGTGCGGGAGCTGGGCTGCGAGCGCGGCTGCGCGGAGCACGTCTGCCGAGGTCTCGTCCCCGAGCACCCCGAGCGCCCATGCGTTCAGGCTGTAGACCTCCTGGAAGTCGGCCAGCAGCTCGTCGGGTGCGTGCTCAGCCGCCCAGCCCAGCGTCATCAGTTTTTTGCGATGCGCCCCATGTCCTCCATGATGGCCTGCATGAGCTGGCCCATCTTGTCCATGGCGTTGTCCATGTCGGCGTCGCCGCTGTCGCTCAGCGCTTCGGCGTACTCCTCGTCCCGCCCCGCGAAGAGCTGCTCGACCGCCCTCGTGGAGCGGGAGGGGTCGCCGCAGTTAGCCGCCTTCTGCCACTTGTAGCTCATGATGCAGCGCTCGTCGTACTCGAACTCCTTGTCTTCGAACTTGATGGTGCGCATATCGTTCCTCTCTGAAAAGACGCCCCCGGCCTCAGCCGAGGGCGTCGCGTCGGTTTTGTCTGGTGGTCTAGCTGGTCTCGGTGGACTCGATCCAGTCCTTGCAGCCGGAGCCGTCATCGTCGTTGAGGTAGGCGATGGTGACGCTGCGCTGGGCCACGGTGGTGGCGTTGAGCGTCAGGTCCTCGCGCTCCGTGACCTTGCCGTCAGGGATGAACTTCACCCACTTGCGGCCATCCTTGAGCAGCAGGAGGAACACGTACATGCGCTCCTCGTCGGCCTGCGACCAGTTGTGGTCGACCTCGATGGTGCCGCCCTCGTCGGTCACGTTGTCATGGCCGTAGATGGTCGCCAGCGGGTTCTTGGCGACCTCCATGAGGCCGACCTGCACCGTCTCGGTGTAGGTGCCGGCCGTATCGTCAACGTGGTCGAGGTTGATGTCGCGCAGGGCGTCGCCGCCGTCGCGGGACACGCTCTCGGTCAGGCCGTCCTCGACCACGTAGCCCTGGTTCTCCCACGCTGCGGTCGGGGACCACGTGTCGAAGGTCGCCTTGGTCGGCACGTCGGCCGTGCCGATGGGGGCGGAGAGGAAGTAGCCCCCGCGAACGCCGCGAGTGGTGCTGACGTTCGCCTTGTTGTTAGCAGCCATGCTGCCTCCTTATTCGTCTGTGTTGATGGTGAGGTCAACCACGAGCAGGTAGCGTCCCTGCCCCGTGGAGGTCCATTCGTCACGCGCCATGCTCTCGAGCTGGCACGAGCTGAGGTAGGGATGCTCGTCTGCCGCTGCCCATAGGGCGTCGAGACAGGCGCGGGCCATGGCGTGGGCCTCCTGGTCGCTGCGTCCCCAGCAGAGGATCTGGTAGCGGGGTTGCAGGACGTATTGCGTCGAGTGGTCGCCTGCGAGGTCGACCGTCACGAGCCTGTCTGGCCGCTCCCTCGGCACTTCGGTGGACACGGGCGCGTCCACCGCGTCGGCCAGGATGCCGACCACGAGCGCTGTGGGGTCCATGCGCTATCGCCTCCCCCGTCTGCTGGCCTTGTACTTCCTTGGCTTGAGCTTGAATCCTCCGAAGCTGCCGCCCCACTGCGAGAGAGCGACGGGCAGGGCGCGGAGGTTGCCCTCCCGGAAGGCATCACGGTTCCATGACCCATCCGAGTTGCGGTAGGAAGGGCTGGTGACCCTGGTGTGCCAGCGCGTGAATCCGTGCTGTGTGTCCACGGTGTAGTCGGCACCGCTCTGGGTCGATGCCGACGCAGCTATCCGCTCTCCCTCGAGCTGGCAGTAGGATCCTATCTCAGGCGCGGCGTTCAGGACGTAGCCGTAGCCGTACTTGTCGACCTTGAACCACCCCTTAGCCATCGAAGCGCACCCCCTCGACCGACCAGCTCATGTCCCCCGGCGTGGCGTCGCGCATGTAGCTGTGCGGGTCGCCGACCACCGAGAACCTGAGCGCGGCCATGTGGGCATCGTCTGTCGGCACCGCCTGGATGAGAGCGCCGCGCAGGTCCGCGTCCAGCGTCTTGGGGAGGAAGAACGTCACCCGCAGCTCGTCGCCGTGGGGACGCCCGTCCTCTATGTCATCGGAGGTGTCGGGCCTGCGGTCGCCCGGAGCGTAGGAGCACTCGGTCACGATGTCAGGATCCTCGTTGAAGCTGACGGCCTCGTTCCCGTATGCGTCGCGCTCCCCGAGCTGCGGGAGCCAGATGCGGCACGGCACCCTCGGGAACGGCATCCTGCGGCTAAGCATCGGCGGTCACGGCGTTCGAGCCATAGGCACCGTCAATCAGCGGGCGGACGCCCACGATGTAGCCGCTGCCTATTCCCAGCAGGCGCTTCTCCTGCGCCGTAAGGTAAAGGTCGCCGTTCGGGTTGGCGAAGTGCGCCGCCTGCGAGAACGGCCCCATGCCGTAGTCGAGCTGGGACACGCCGTAGGCGTCGCTGGCGCTCGAGAGCATCGCGCGGATGACCATGGAGCACGAGACGATCTTGAGCAGGTTGGCCTGCTGCTCGTCCTCCTGGTCGACCTCCACGAGGGCGTCCAGCATGGCCGCTGCGTCATCCAGGAGCGTCTCGGCACGGGTGGCATCGTCACCTTCGAGCGCGTGCCACCGCGCCTCGAGGTCCACGACGGTTGCGTAGGCCATGCTGGCCCCTCTCTACTCTGTCTTTGTGGCTGGCTTCTTCGCGGCCCTGCGCTTGGGCGCTGCCTTCTTGGGGGCGGCGTCCTCGGCGGGCTTGAAGCCCTTGGACACGAGCTGCTCGGCGACGCCCTCGGGGGCGTCAACGACGAGGCCCGTGTATGGGTTGGTGAGCCTCATGGCTACGAAGCGGAGTCGGTCAGCTTGATGAAGGCCGCGAGGTTGCGGTAGACGAAGCCGACCTCGGCCTCAACGCGGACGGCGAACATGTTGCGCTGCCACAGGTTGACCTGCGCGGTGCCAGTGTTGATGGTCGCCTCCTCGGAGATGGACAGGTTGATGCCGTCCACGATGCCGTAGCGGGCCTGCGACCAGTCGCCAGCGAAGCCGACGATGTTGGGGTCAGAGGAGGTGGCACCAGCCTTGTAGACGCTGCCCGTCTCGATGACGTCTGCACCGAGCAGACGGCCCACGGCGCGGTCGTTGTTGATGGAGTTGATGAGCAGCGGGCGGGCGTTGCCGTCGACGGCGGAGAGCAGGATGCCCTCGCCCTGCGGGGAGACGGCCCAGCCGCTCACGCGGCCACCAGTGGCAGCGACGGTGGTGAAGGCGTTAACGATCTTGGCGTAGGTGCCAGTGCCGCCGATGCCGACCGAGGCGGCACCAGTCAGGACGTCGAAGCCAGTGCCGGGTGCGGTTCCGTGGAAGACGGTCTCATCGAACTTCTTGGCGATGGAGCCGGGGAGACGGCGAACAAGCTCGCGGTAGAGGCGGGGAAGGTCGCGGCGGAACTCGTTGGAGAACAGCTCGATGACCGCCAGCTTGTAGGGAGTCATGTCCTTGGTGTTGAAGGTGGACTCGGAGACGGGCTTCTCGGCGGTCTCGGATACCCAGTCGGCCACGGGGTCGCCCGTGATGACGGGAATGGTGATGCCGGAGCCGGGAAGGTCCACGCGCTGCGCGAGGCGCATGATGGCGGACTGCTCGATGGCGCTCGCCCAGATCTCGCGGGACTGCTCGGGGGTGAGCGAAAGGCCAGTGGTGCCACGGTTGATGTCGATGGGGTTGGTAGCGAGAGGCATGGTCGCCCCTTTCTCTTAGTGTCGGAAGAACCTGTCGGCCATCTCCGCGAACTGGTCTGCGGTGCTGGCCTTAGCGCCGCCGCCGCGCTGGATGCGGCTGTCGGGCGCTGGGGGCGCGGCTGGCACCTTCGTGTCCGCCGCGTACTCCTTTGCGAAGGACTCCATGGCCTCGCGGTCGGAGCAGTACTCGAGCAGCGACCTCGGGACTCCCGTGGCCTTCGCCACCTCGTCCACGTCGGTCGCGTGCTGCGCCTGCGCCCTGAGCTGCGCCAGCTCGGCCTCGGCCTGCTCTGCGCGCTGGGCGAGCTTCTCCTGCTCGCTGAGTCCCTCCTGCTCGTAGGCGTCCCACTTGTCGGCCTTGGCCTTGTTCTCCTTGGCGCGGCCCTCCCACTTGCGGGACTCGGCCTGCGCCTCCTTGAACTTGGCCTCCCAGTCGATTCCTTCCTCGCCGTGCGGCTCGGTCGGGTCGGTCTGCTGCTGGGCCACCTGCGTGCTCTCGTCGGCCATGAGCGGCCTCCTTTCGCCCGTGCGGGCTAGTCGGTTCGCCCCGTGCGGGGCTGGTCTGGATATGAAAAAGGCCCCCGTGCGGAGGCCGTTTTCGATGGGGTTGTTGTGCGTCTGCACAAGGGGCTATTTCAGCCCGTACATCTTTCGCATGACGTAGAGGGTCCCGTTGGTGTCATCGCGGTATGGCCTTCCCTGCGAGCTGCGCAAGGCGTGGACGTCGACTATGTGGTCGAGCATCTCCTGCGGAAGGTCGCCGTTGGCGCGGAGCGCGTTTGCCCGCCGCCACATGTCGCGGTAGACGGTCGAGTCATAGCCCTCGATGCTCACGTCGTGGATGCCGCCGACCTCCGCGATGATCTGGCAGTCACAGCCCCGATGCGTGTGCGACGCGCTCTCCTCGGTCATGTACCAGAAGCCGAGGCCAGCGGTCATGAGGCACCATGCGCACGTCTCGGCCCCCGTGGGGACGCGTGCGAAGCGCACGTCCCGTCCGTCCGCCTTGCCGTGACGCCAAACGCCGACCTTGGCGGCTCGGTTCAGCTCGTAGGAGAGCCTGTCTGCGAGCGCCTTTGCGGGGTCGGCGCTGTCGCGCAGGATTGCGTCGGTGGCGACCTCGGTCGCTATCGGGTCGTACTCGTAGGGGACGCGGGTTGTCATGTCCTGGCCCGTCTGGATGATGGACAGGCCGCGGTAGAAGCTGCGGGCCATCTCGTTTGCGGCTCCCCCGCTCGACTGGCAGACGGCCTGCATGGTCGCCACCACGGCGTTGCGGTCGTTGAGGTCGACGTTTGCCAGCATGTCGGCCAGCATGTCGCGGCTGATTCCGTCGAGGTCGTGTATCTGCTGTGTGAAGCCCTCGATGTAGCTGCGGGACACCACCACGTCAGCCATCGGTTCCTCCGCCGAGCATCCTCGTCAGGAGCATCTGCGAGTTGGCCTCGGCCACCTGCGCGTCGATTTCTCGGCGGGTATCCTCGGGCATGCCGAGCATCTTCCAGAACGCCTCGGTGCCAGCGAACGCGGGGACGGTCCCTGCGATCTTGACCGCCGCGTCGGCCATGGAGACGATGGACGGCATGGCGGGGTTTGCGAGGTTCGGCGCGAAGTCCAGCCACTCGTCGGGAAGCTCCGAGACGGGCGCGTCCAGCTCCGCCGCGAGCGCCATCTGGGCCAGCTCCCGCAGTGTCTCGCGGTTGCCGTCGTTAAGGTCCTGGCACTCGATGATGAGCGGCTCGGACGCCGCGTAGATGGCCTCGGCGCTGCTCGGGTTGTCGTGGATGACTCCGAGCTGCGAGATCGGCACGTTGGTCTCGCCGCTGAACCGTGCGGCGAGCGAGCGCATGAAGTCCACGTACTGCTGCATCGACGCCTGCGTGAGCTGTCCGAACTTGGGCAGCTCCCCGTTGCCGTCAGCGCCGATGGCCATGATGTTGCCGATGTACGCCTCCCAGCGCGTCTTGCTTCCGAAGGCGTTTCGGTCCGCGCCGATGAGGTACTTCTGCGGGGCCACGGCGAACTGGAACGAGATGTCGCCGCCGAGGGCGCACCTCACCGCGCTGTCGGTGATGCTCATGACCGCGCGGGTGATGCGGCTCTGGCCGAGCGGCTTGCGCTGCGTGGGGCGGTATGCGAACGCGGCGATGAGCGGACGGCCCATGCCGTGAGGGGCGGACTGCCACGCCCAGCGCCCGTTCTCGGTGCGCCAGACGTAGACGTTGGCCTCGTCATCGTAGAGGGTCAGCATGTCGCCCTCGTCCGAGATGGTCATGCCATAGGCGAGCCTGCCCTTGGCATCGTCCCACCGCCCCGTCGCGTGCTCGGCGTCGTACATGTCGATGCGAGCGCCACGTTCGGTCATGCCGACCGTGGCGAAGGAGCAGCCGTAGACGCCCTCGCTCTCGACCGTCTGGCGGTACTTGGTGACGAGCCGCGAGCGTGCGGCTATGCCGTCGAGGGCCTGCTGTACGTCATCGTCGGTGGCCGTGAAGCCGTCGAAGCGGCTGCGCACCGCCATGCTCATGACGGCCTTGTTGGGCCAGCCGACCACCGTCTCGAGGTTGAGAAGCTCGGGAGGGGTCGAGATGCCGAGGTCCTTTAGGCGGTTGCGCCCGTTGTAGTAGGCATAGCGCTCCTGGTTGGAGATGAGGTGCCTCCGCCACTCGTCGTAGAGGTCCTCGACCTCGTAGCGCCACTTCGCTGGCATGTCTGGCGGCATCGTGATGGAGGTCGGCGCGACGTCCAGCGGGAGCCACGTGTCGGGCTGCGGGCGGTCGTTCACCTTCTTGCCACCGCGCCCGTCTGGGTAGGTCGCGGGCGTCTGCTCTACCAGTCCCATATGACTGCCTTTCTGCTCGGGTCGCGCTTGGTGGTCATCGCCGCCCAGTAGGCCAGCGCGGCTGCTTCGATGAGGGTGGCGTCGCTTCCGTCGATGGACAGGAAGC